GGGTCATTCCCCGCTCCCCTGGAGATAGGTCGACACCGAATTGTCGTTGAGATGCTTACAAGCTAGAAAGATAGATCGGTCTGGTGCCTCCGACTTTAGTACCTCGGTTGTTATCTATGGCTGTGTAAGGTCGCCCAATATTTTCACTCGCCTCAATTCATTTAGGGTGTTAATACTGTATATATCTCATCGTCATTTATTTGTTTTGTCCATTGTCCTCCCTTCCCTTAATTATTGCGTGAAATTTAAGTGTACACTGTGCCTAAAAAGTTCTGGTGTACTCATATCTATTTCGCAATGTCTTTGTCCTTTGTCTACATCATTGTTGTATATATTTCGGACGCGTACGAAGGATTTGTTGCATATACATAGGCTTTGGAACCAAACTTTCTAGTGGAAATCGGCCGAACCGTATGTCGCAAACCGGAGTTAGTCAACGGGCCCACCTGGTGGATTTCATCCCGTGTATGTTTGTGAGTGTGTATCCTGTTCATAGAAGCGATAGGTCTTTGACTGTGTAGCTGGTGATCAGAAGACATGTAGCTGTACGCTTGCGAGGCGCATGTATTTTCCTCATTCTTTCAATAACCACCACATGGTATGAAACGGATGTCTCGGAGACGAGGGCCAAATAACTGTTGGCCCTCTGCTTTGAAATTCCCGATTAGTGCCATGGTCGCCCCTTTGAAACTCGTGTTAGATGACGGAGTGAGGCTGAGACGCTGCTCCCGATGACGTGAGAGGATCTGGCTATGACATAGAGCTTACGCGATATGTTTTAGCGCATTCCCCTAGGATGTGTCACGCACTGCCTTTGGGGTTCGGGCAATATTGAACAATATCAAACCCATGATGTTTTTCCCTGTACCGCAAGAAACTTTTGACTTCTCTGATTTTGTCGGTCCCTTCGCCGAGGTTGAGGCGGTAGCGGAATGGACTATGCCGCGTACTTTTGCTAAGGTTGATGAGGTGGCAGCAACATCTGGCGATGTTGCACCTTCGCACCCGAATCAATTTGAGCAATTACGTGATCATGTTCCTCACGACATTTGCAACCAAATGGCTTACGACCAGGATTACGGATTCTATTACGTTGATCGTCGGGCTGTACGTAAGTACCGCTATAAGATGTGGCGTAATCCAGAACATCCTTCTATGTGGCATCTTGTAAAGGTGCCGTGTACTCGTGATCATCGCAAGAAATGGGTTCTGTGCTGGGACCCAAAGCTTGCCACTTGTGCCTCCGAGAGTGAACAAGTGATGATGCGCAAATGCCCTCGCATGGGGTCGGATCTTCATAAGTGGATCCAGATGCGGCAGCACAACAAAGCCACTCGTTGGATGTATGCGTACGCTAATGGTGAAGTCTATTACCCTGGTGTTCCGTTTATGACGAAACACATGGGGTATGCTCAGAGTGGAGATGCTGGTTCTAAAGAGCTCGCACGCCAAAAATACCTGCGAAAACGGGTATCAAAGCGTGTGAGTGATGAAGAAGAAGCATTCCATGATGCGCGATCTAGGCTGACCAGGTGCCAACGCAGACAGAAGGCTAAGCAGAATAAGCGCGTAGTGGTTGAAGAAGAAGAGTGCTTTGAGGATGCGCGAACCGGTTTCGAAGGTATGACTCGCCATCAAAAGCGAGTTCAATATCAGACAGAACGGCTTATGCATTCTGGAGAGGCGCAAATCTTTAATCTACCGCAGAATATTAACGTTGAGCACATTTTCAAAATTCCGCTCGTGGAGGATTTCATCGCCAAGATCCAAGAAGAGCGACCCGGTGTGAACTGGGCTGATATCTTTGCGGAGGTAGTGTTTTTCTTCCTGCACTTACGCAATGGAGGATTTGGAGTTGGGAATGTGACCATTTGCACGCTACATTTACTTAAGAATATTCGATCTGAGAAGCTAAAAGCGGCAATCAAGATGTTGCTGCAGAAGCTGCGAGGATTGGCTCAATCCATCGAGTCTATTCTTACTGTTGTGTCGGTCTGCGTTACTGTCGTGGTTTCTTTTGTGACAGCGATGGTGTTTAGTCGCCTGCCGTCCGAACGATCTATCGACCAGTTCATTAACCGATTCTCACGAGTCGGCCATATGATAGGTTCGGTGGAGAAAATTTCGACTTATTCTGAGAAATTTACCGAGTGGACTATGGGTTTTGCGCGGAAAGCCATTTTTGGCTATGATGCTGCTGACTTTAAACCATTCGCGTTGATTGACAAATTTGTCGAAGACGTGCAGAAGATTAACACACCGGATCTGGAGCTTAGGATGAAAGACGGATCTGTTACATCTGCTAGAATTAAGAGTCTGGCGGATCGGGCCTCTCACATCCAAAGGATTTTGGATGCGCATCGGATACCTCAGTTTGAGACGCGGTCTTTTACATCTGCTGCTCTCTTTGTTCAAAAAGCCCGTGACCTGTTTTCAGTGAACGGATTTGGAGTACTCAAGCCAAGGATTCCTCCATTGGTGGTCCACTTCACCGGTCCAACCGGTGTGGGTAAGACTGCTATGTTGGATTACTTGAATTGTAATATTCTGAATGAACGAGGATGTCACGATGTATCTGACCTCACGAACAAAGTCTACTATTGCTATGCTCAGAATGCGTTTTTTGATGGTTTCCAAAATGGTTCTGAGATTGTCGTTTTCGATGATTTCGGAACTGTTAAAGATTCCATCTCACATCCGTCACCTGAGCCAGTGATACAGATTCGTGGTACCAATGGAGGTCCGTGGAGACCGCCCATGGCAGATCTGAGTGGAAAGGCTACAGCAGTTTTCGAACCGTCTGTTGTCATCTGGACTTCCAACCGAGAGTCGTATAATTGGGAGAGTATCACCAATCCCGAGGCTGTCCATAATCGTGTGCATATGCGCTACTTGCAAGAGGCGCATCCTAACTATCGCGTGGTTAAGAATCTTAATGGAACTGAAGTGGAATGCTTAGA